CCGCCGGCCGGCAAAGGCAATTGGTGGCCGAGTGCATTTGAACTCGCGATTTACGCTTACCGCCCCGGCGCCTGGTTTGGCGACCGCGACCCCAAGCGTTCCAACGTGGTGGTCTGTGACACTTATCGGCATGGTCAACCCGGCAAGGTTGGCCATCCGACGCAGAAACCGCTCAGTCTGATGGAGAAGATCGTCGCGAGCATCTGCCCGCCCGATGGCCTCATCCTCGATCCCTTCATGGGCTCGGGTTCCACTGGCGAGGCATGCCTGCGACTAGGCCGCCGCTTCATCGGCATCGAAAAGGACGCCCACTGGTTCAACGTCGCCCGCCGCCGGCTCCAGGCCGCAATCCGCGGAGGCGGCCCATGATCGCAAGCGCGACGGCGATCGGCCAACTGTGGAGGCGTGAAGCGGAGGCATGGCGGCCGCGGCCGCGGCCCTCGACGGCCGATTGGTGCCAGGCCAATCTCCGGCTGCCGGTGGAGACCAGCAGCAGCCCTGGCCGCTACGACCTCCGCCGCTTTCCCTACTGGCGCGGCGTGCTCGACGCGGTCGACGACCTTGAGACTGAGCAGATTTCGATAATGGCTGCGACTCAGTGTGGGAAGACAACTTTTTTGCAGGCGGTGCTGGCCAGCCTGCCGTTTGTCTCCCCCGCCCCGGCCATGCTGGCCGCCCCGGACCGCGACGCCTGCCGCGAGCTCCGCGACAAATTTTACAAGATGTGCGAGGTCACGCCCGTTATTGCGCGCCTGATCCCGCCTGCCTGGAAGCGCAACGACCAGGCCATCGACTTCGGCAATCTCTTGTGCCAGCTCGCCTGGTCGGGCAACACGCAGCGGCTCTCCGGCAAAAGTTGCCGGTACGTCCTCTGCACCGAAATCGACCGCTGGAAGCAGGACCCGCACGAAGGGGCCACCCAGCGGCTGATCGCCGAGCGGGTAAAAGCCTTCTTCCATTTTCTGATCATCTACGAATCGACGCCCACCGACGAGACTTCGGCGATCGCCGACCTCTACGACGCCAGCGACCAGCGCCACTTCCTCGTGCCCTGCCCGCACTGCGGGCGCTACCAGGAGCTGCGGTTCTTCCCGCACAAGGAGGGCGCGCATGCCGGCCGCGGCGGCGTCGCCGGACTGCAGCGCGAGGGCGGCGAGTGGCTCACTGCGGAGGAGGCCCGCGAGGCGGCCTACTATGTCTGCGAGCGCGGCTGCCGGATCGAGAGCGAGGAAAAGCCGGCGATGGTGGCCCTCGGCGTCTGGTGTCCCAAGGGCCAGACGGTTCTTGACAAAGACGACAAAGACGAACAGGGCCGGCTTAAAGGCAAGCCCGATCGCCCGCCGCGCCACGCGGGCTTTCAGCTTTCGAGTCTCTACGCCGAGACCGTCGACTTCGGCCGCATGGCCGCGGCCTACCTCGAATCGCGCGACCGCATCCCCACCCTGCGGACTTGGTGGAACAATTGGCTGGGCCTCCGCTGGCAGAGCAAGGCCAAGGCGCCCAAGTGGCAGCGGGTCGGGCGCCGGCTGGCCGGCAGCCACCGCCGCGGCGTGGTGCCGGCGCAGGCGTTCTTCTTGACGGCCGGCGAGGACACGCAGGATGATTGCGTCTATTGCGCGATCCGGGCCTGGGGCGAGGGCTCGACGAGTTGGCTCGTCGACGAGCGGCGCTTTGGACAGCGGCTTAACGAGGATGGCCAGACCATACCGGGGAGCGATCTCGACCAGCTCGACGAGTTCGTCCTGGACCGCGTGTTCCCGCTGGTCGGGCCCAATCCGATCGGCCTGACCAAGATGCGCGTCCGACTCCTGTGCATGGATTACCAGGGGCATCGCAGTTGGGAGGTATTCAACTGGGTCCGGTCCCGCGCGGCCAAGGGAATCAACCGGATCCGGATCGTGGCCGGCGACTCCCGCGTGCCGGCCGGCCAGATGTACGCCATGAGCGTGGTCGAGCGCCACGCGGGCAGCGGCAAGAAATACCCCGGCGGGTTGGAGCGCTGGGCCATCGACACGGCCGCCTACAAGTCGGAGATCCATCGGCGGTTCGAGGCCCCGCTCGATTCCCCCGGCGCGTGGTTCCTCTACGAGGACATCATTCACCAGGACGAGGACTATCTGCGGCAGATCTGCAACGAAACGCGGAAGCCGGGCAAGACCACGCGCGGCGGCGAGATCTGGGAGATGGTCGACGAGCGCATCGGGAACCACCAGTTCGACGATGAAGTCTACGCCATGTCCGCGGCCGACATGGTGACCGGCCGCGATTGGATCGATCTGCTGCGCCGGGCCGGGCCGGTCCAGCAGCCTGCCGGCGGCGATGAAACGCCGCGCCGATCGTCGCGGCGTCCGAAGCAGGCAGCGACGCCGCGGCCATTGCCTTATGGGAGGGAGCGAGAATGAAGGCGTCTTTGCAAAAAGTGCAAAAAGGCGGAGCGAGGGCCGAGATCCTCCTGATCGTGCGCGACGCCGGCGGGCCGCGCGACCCGCCCCTGGCCGTCCGTTTGCGCATGGCCCTCAAACGTCTCTTGCGAACTTTTGCGCTCCGCGTCGTGCGGATCGAACCATTCAACTCGAGGTTTCTGCCATGAGCGCCCCCCGCATTCCGATCCACCTGCTAGGCCAGCAGCCCCAGGTCCAAAGCCAGTTCAACCCGATCCAGTATTTTCTGACGATCTACGCCCAACTCATTCCCGTGATCGCCGCCGGCCGCCTCGGAGGTGATTACGCCGAGCCGATCAGCCCGGATGCGATTGTCGAGGAGGCGGAGGCGATCGCCAAGGCCGCTCTGAAGCGGCTGGGCGTCGAAATCTCGCCCGAAGCCAAGACCTGAACCACCAACGAAGGGAGACCCGATGTCCAAACGCAACAAGCCCCTCGGATTCAACGAGGAGGAAACGATCGACAGCGACGCCCCGGGCGAATCGCCGGCGGAATTAACCCCCGGGGTGAAAGAACCGGACCCGCGGCCCCGGCAAGCCAATCGGCCCGAGTGCCCCATCCACCACGTGCAAATGATCAGTTACAGCACGGGCGCCATGTACACGTACTACCGCTGCCCGGAGCCCGACTGCCGGGAGAGGGACAAGCGGGTTCGGCCGGTGGGCCCGCTCAAGGACAAATACGGGCACGGGAAATCGGCGAGAAGCTAAGGCGCGAGGCGGACAACAGGATAGAACCCGGCGGCCAGATGCCGCGGTCTGATATTTTGGATGAGCCGCTCAGCAACCCGGGCGAGCACAGGATCAGCAAGTCTCATGGCGCGGCACCGCCGGGAGAGCTCTTCCCACGAATCGCCCTCTGCGATCTTCGCCGCCAGCGGCCCCGCCAGAAGGCTGGCCGCCGCTCTCTTTAGCCACATCCGCCGGTTGATACTGGGGCTCCTTCTGTTTTCGGGTCCGAACCGCTGCTCTCCTTTTCCCGCATTCTCGCCAAACGCTCGCAAGAAATCCAGACCGACCGGCCGCCTTCCGCCTTTTCCCAACTTGTTACCAAACCTTGGTAACAAGTCCATTGCGACCGGGCCAGGGGACACTCCAGGCTGGAGAGCATGGCAGCCCCAGACACCGCCACGCTCCTCGATCAAGTTCGCCAGGCGATCTCCGATTTGGTCACTGCCGGCACCGCCAGCTACGGCGACGGCTCGCAGACCTACACGATGGTCGACCTGGGCCGACTCCAGGAGCTGGAGGCAAATCTCACCCGGCGTCTGGCGGCCGAACAAGGCTCTAACTTCCGTCTGGCCCGCCCGTTACGCCGCGCATGAATCTCGTTACCACGGTCACAACCGACGACATCCGCGCGCCCCCGGCCCTCCCGCCGTTACCCGTGCGCGCCCCACGCCGCCAGATCCGGCGCCACGCCCAGGCCGCCGAGATGCGCCGCCGCAACCTCGAGGCGAGCGTATCCGGCGGCCAGGGCTATCAGTCGGCCGCGGTCAATCGACTCAACCGCGATTGGCTTACCACCCACCTTGCGGCCGACGCCGCGATCGGGGCCTCTTGGGACAGCCTTACGCGCCGGGCCCGCGACCTGAAACGCAACGAGCCCTGGGCCAACCAGGCGATCGAGCGGATCGTTCAGAACGTGATCGGCGACGAGGGCCTTCGCGCCGAATCCGAAGTGGAGATCGACGGCGAGTTGGACGAGGAAGCCAACGCCGAGATCGACGAGTGGTACGAGCGGTGGGCCGAAGAGGCCGACGCCGAGGGCCGGCTCCACCTGGCCGAGATCCAGGCCCTGGCGATGGCCGAATGCGCCGAGGTCGGCCAGTGCTTTTTGGTTTCCGTTCAGTTGGGGGACAAAAACCGCACCATTCCTCTGGCCTACCAGCTCCTCGAGGCCGAGCAGCTCCGCATGGATCTGGATTGGCCGCTGACCAACATGGGCGGCGCGCCGGCCACGGCTCTGGCCGCCGGAAACCGCATCCGGCGCGGCATCGAGATGGATCGCTACAACCGGCCGGTCGCCTATCATTTTTGGCAAGAGCATCCCTACGATTACCAGGCCGGGTCCCTCGATTCGATCCGCGTGCCGGCGGCCCGGGTGATTCACCTTTTCCGCAAAACCCGCCCCAGCCAGACCCAGGGGATCACCTGGTTCGCACCGATCCTGCAGTCGCTCCGCGACCTCGGGCAATACATCGGGGACGAGATGACCGCCGCCTCGGTCGGGGCCAAATTCGTGGTGGCCATCAAGCGGGCCGTGGGCATGGGGACCGGCCTCGGCTTTGGGACGGGCGACGCCACAGACACCGGCACGGATCGCGACGGCAACCCGCTGGAAGAGCTGGGCGCGGGGATCATCGCGGACCTGGCCGCCGGCGACGAGATCGAGCAGATCGAATCGAAACGGCCCGCCGCCCAGGCCGGGCCCTGGATCAAGCTGATTCTGGAGACGATGGCCAACGGGATCGGCCTGACCTATCTGGGCCTGACCGGCGACGTGACCCAGGCCAGCTTTTCCTCGGCGCGATTCGCCCGCCTCCAGGATAAGACCTTCTGGCGAATTCTCCAGGGCCTCTTCGGGCGCACGGTGGTTGTGCCGATGCGCCGGGCCGTCGTGCAGCAGCTCGTCGCCTTCGGCCGGCTCCGCTCGGTGTCGCCGACCCAGTTCGCCGCTCAACGGACCCGCTGGTTAGCCACTCGCTTATTGCCCCACGGCTGGGAAGAGATCCAGGTCCAGCAGGAGGTCGAGGCGGCTATCCGGCGAATCCAGGCCGGCTTGTCCACGCTGCAGATCGAATCGGCCAACTTTGGCCGCAACTGGCGGCGGATCTTCAAACAGCGTGCCCGCGAGTTGGCCTACGCCAAGCAATTGGGCCTCGACCTGGCCGTCGATTACCCGGGCCCGGTCAACGGCACGGTGGCCGACGCCCAGGTCGCCCCGGGCCTTTCGGGAAAGAACCCCAACGATCCTTCGGCGTCCCGAGGAGAAACCGACGCCGGCGATGCGCCGCCGGACGCCGAATCCAGCCAGGAAGGGGAGGAGGAATAGCCGATGCCCGCCACGCGCAACCTCGAAAAGGTTCTCGATCTGGTCTACGGCACCCCGCACGTGATCACTCAGGCCAAGCTCGATCAAGTATGCGATCTCTTGGATCGCCGCTTGGCCGGGCCGGCGACGCCCGCCGAGTTGGCCGCCTTCGAGGAGCCGGCGCCCGATCAGAAATCGCTCTACCAGGTCACGTCGGGCGGCGTGGCGATCCTGGCGCTGGACGGGATCATCTCCCAGCGAATGAACCTCTTCGGCCGGATTAGCGGCGGGACTTCCACCGAGATTTTCGAACAGACTCTCCAAAAGGCCCTCGCCGATCCGGCCGTGAAGGCGATCCTCCTCAACGTCAACTCTCCGGGCGGGTCCTACGGTGGGACCGCCGAGTTGGCCGATGCCGTTTTTGCCGCCCGGCAAGGCGGCAAGCCGATCGCCGCGATCGCCAACACGCAAATGGACAGCGGCGCCTATTGGATCGGGTCCGCGGCCTCGCTGGTCTTTGCCAGCCCATCGAGCACTCTGGGGTCGATCGGCGTCTACATCGTTCATCAGGAATTCGCCAAGTCGGACGAAAAGATGGGCCGCCGGCGCACGATGGTCAAGGCCGGCCGCTGGAAGGCGATGGGCAACGACATCGAGCCCCTCGACGCCGAAACCCGCGTGAAACTGCAAGAGCGGGTGGACGCAATCCATGACCTCTTTCTGGAGGCGGTCGCTCGCAACCGCGGCGTTTCCGCCGATCGCGTCCGCGCCACGTTCGGCCAGGGGGAGTCTCTACTGGCCCGCGATGCCGTGGCGGCCGGGTTGGCCGATCGGATCGCCACCCTGCCCGAGGTCGTCGCCGAGCTGGAATCCCTCGCCCGGCAGTCCCCCATTCCCAAACCACAATCTCTTTCGAACAGAACCAAAGGAGCCCTTACTATGGATCCCAAGATCCGAGCGGCGCTTGTGGCCCGCGGACTCATCGCGGCCGACGCTTCCGAAGAGACCGCCAAGGCGGTCCTCAACACCTTCTACGCGATCCGCGGCGAGACGGTCCCCGACGACGCGGCCATTTCGCTCAAGGACTTGATCGGCGCCCTGCCCAAGGAACCCGAAAAAAAAATCGAGCCGCTGAGGCGAAATGAATCGCCGACCGCGGACGAGGTGGCCGACCAGGTCATGGCCCGGATGGCGGCCGACGAGAAATTCCGCGTCGAGACGATCCGCGCCGAGTGCGAGCTGGTGGGCCTGGACGAGGCCCAAAGCGCCAGCCTGGTCAACCTCCGCCTGCCGGCGGCCGAGACCCGGGACAAGATCCGCGAGTTGCTGGTCGGCGCCGGCGAACCGGTGCCGCGGATCACCTTCGGCGCCGCCGAGCTGGACAAGTTCGCCGCCCTGGCCCAAGAGGCGATCGACGCCCGCTGCATGGCCTCCGCGAGCGTGCCCGAGGAAAAGGCGGCCGGCTGGACCGATGCGACGGCCAAGGTCAGGCCCGAGGCCCGCGAGTTCCTGGGCATGCGTCTGCTGGATTTGGCCGCGCGGTGCCTGCAAGTGGAAGGCGTGCGGACCCGCGGCATGAGCCCCCGGCAGATCGCCAGCCTCGCCCTGGCCAAAGGCGGCCAGATCATGCTGGCCGGCGAGGGGCCGGCCTATTACGGGAGCGGTGCTTTCGCCAACCTCGCCCTGAACGCGGCCCACAAGGTTTTGGTGCGAGGATTCAACGAGGCCCCGGTGACCTGGCGGCTGTGGTGCCGTCAGGGCGAATCGGTGGCCGATTTCAAGATTCAGAACCTGATCAAGGCTTCGGCCGCTTCGGACCTCGAAGTCAAGCCCGAGGGGCGAGAGACTCCGGAGGATACCGGGCTCACCGACGATCGCGAGTATTTCCAAGTGGAAACTTACGCGAAGAAGGCCAGTTTCAGCCGGGAAATGCTGATTAACGACGACCTCGGAGCCCTCTCGCGGATTCCGCGCGCCCAAGGAATCGCGGCGGCCCGCACTTTCAATAAGTTGGCCTGGAAGATCGTCACCGGCAACCCGACCATGGCGGATGGGATCGCATTGTTTCACGCGTCGAGCCACGGCGGCAACCTGCTGGGCACCGGCACGACGACGGCCGCCCCGCCCTCGGTCGCCACGCTCCAGCTCATGCAGGCCGTGCTGCGCAAGCAGAAGGATCTCAACAGCGACGCCACGCTCAACACGCCGGTCCGCTGGATCCTCGTGCCCGTGGCCCTGGAGGCGACGGCCAACACGCTGCTGCGATCGCAGACCGACCCCGCCAGCACAAACGCCAACGTGCCCAACTACTTCTACGGGCAGGTCCAGCCGGTGG